GGCAAAACAGCCAACAGTTGCTTAGTAAATACTTGTGTATCAGCCATGTTTTTTCCTTTTTAGTTAGAATCCGGCGTTGGCTAATGCAGCCTTAATTGGGTCATTATCACCAGCTAAGTTACTTGAAGCCCCTGAAGGCTTGCCTGCATTAGCACGCTGTTTAATTTGTTCGTTTGCTTGTTTGTCGATTAAATCTTTAATGCTATCAATTAATGCGCTTGTCTTTTCAGAATCACCCAACACTGCAAACGATTCAGCAAGTTCAACTGGTAAACCAGCGGTTGACAATTGACCTGTCACATCCGCAGTTAACTCACGTTGTGCAATACCTGCTTCACGTTCTTTCAATGCTTTAACTTTTGCGTCATATTCAGCTTGTGCCTTTTGTTCCGCTGTCATTTTAGACTCTTTTAAAGCTTGTTCTTTCGCCTCTGCGACTGCTTGCGCCATCTTGTCTTCATAATCTTTTTGAATGTCGTTGCGTGCTTTGTCGTATGCGCGATCTTTTTCAGCTTGTAAGTCCTTAGCAGTGAACGTTTGCTCTTGCTGTTCTGTTTCCGACTGTGTTTCAACTGTGTTGTTTGCTTCTTCAGCCATAATTGATTCTCCTTTGCACGTTGCTATGTACGCATTTAACCCACTTCACAACCCGCTATTTATTTTATGCACAACGTTTTGTACGTCAATGACCCGCAAAACCGTTCCACTTGCATAATTATAGCATTAATAACGAATATATACAATAAGTTGTGCATATTATGCAATAAAAAAAGCCTTAAGGCTTAATCTTCTATGTCACTGTCAGTTACTTCATCTTTCGCAACGGCAGCTATAGAACACCTACATGACGGATGAAAAGGGATTGGCGGTACGTTATTCAATTTGTATATCTTGCCATCCTTGTCTAAGCAATGATCACATGCTCCAGCTGATGTTATCCACTCTACCAAGTCATATCCAGCAGCTTTAATATCATGCTTCTGTTGCATTGCTGATATATGCGCGCCTTCAGTACGTAATATACGTTCAGATTGATAGTTGAATACATGGTATCTATCACGTATATCTGCAACGTGTGACACAGGATTTTCTTTTTCAAGCAATGACTGGCGCATAATTGTCAGCAAGTCACTTCTTAATGCTGATTGATGACGCCAAACATCATCTGACCAAGTGCGTCCCCAATAGTTCTGATCTATGATGTCGTCTTTCATCTCATTATTAACCAAATTATACATCTTAGCGCCCATACCAGCCGTGTATGTCTTATCTTTCAACAGTTGCGTACGTGTATAGTCAATAACTTTTGCAGCAGCTACTGATGTGAATAACAACGCTGCATAATCAATCAGTTCATCATTATTAGCTGGCGTTTTAGTCACAAAGCCATTTTTATCTGCATAACCATTCAATTCATTAACTAATTCTTGGTTTGGCAGATTGCCATTACTCGATTGTGTATACTGCGGGTTCTTGTCACGAAACAAAGCCCACCAAGCGATATAAGCAACCGATACACCTTTAATTATTGCTGTCAGCTTGGTTGAATGGCGCTTGTCCGCCTTGATTTGTTCCTTGCTGTACTGATACATTTCTTGTCTGTTCGTCATCGTTTTCCACCGCCGCGTCTCTCATAGCTAATCGTGTTGTTTCTGTGTCTTGGCTATCACGTTGCTCATCCATCATCTTAACAATCTCATCAGGGTCGTTAACTTCAGGCAAGAACTTGTACAAGTATTGTTGTGGTAACGTTGCACCAGCTTGTACAATTTGTAATATAGTCTCAACGTCATCGCTTGGTAAGTTGTCGTGGAATGCAAATTTAATATCGTTTACATCAATTTTCCACGCGCCAGATACCTGTTGTTCTAATGTCTGAACGATTGTGTATAACTCGTACAATCCTTTTTCAAACATACGGCGCTTTGTCTTGGCTTGTTGAATAACGCCTAACTGCTTATAACGCATTGCCACACCTGAAGCATTACCAGCGAAACTTTCATCTGATACGTCTGGTGTTCGTGATAGTGTATGAATATTACGATACAAACGGTTCTTATACGCTTCAACGCCAGCTGTATCGTATTCCTTATGGATATACTGTGCGTCAACGTTTGTTTGTCCGTTAACTGCGTTGTTACCTGACTTCAACAACAATAGTCGTGCTTGCTTTAGGTCTAGCAGAATTTGTTTCTTTTGCTCAATCTGTGCAGCCAACTCTTTATCATAAGTTGGGGATGTTGGATCAAGCGCTAATTCCATGCCGTCAGTCAATGAATCAATGTCGCCTTTGATAACCAACATCGCATCGTTCAAGTCAGTCATGTAGTTAGCAGTGTCTGATTGGGCTGCATCGTATGCGTCTATTAGACTGATAACGTTCTCATAGTCGCCGATACGTAAGTTGTTGTTCCAGAACTCAACGACAGGCAATGCAAACAGTTCTTCAATGTTAACCGGCACTAAACTAGGCGCAGATAAGTTAGTTGGTTGATAATTGATATGCTCGGTAGCACTCCACGTCTCAACGTTATATTCCATATTCACTTGCGTCATTGTCCCATTTGTTGTCACAACTTGCACAGGAACATAGCGCACAGCCATGATCGGCTTGTAGTCAACGTCTTGGTTGTAAATCATAAACGTGTTAACTGGATCAAGACGAACCAGCCGTTCATAATCATATCCTTCTTCACGATAAGCCAGTGCAAATCCACGCCCGAACTTACCAGCGTCTAAGAATATATCAGAGTACAACGTGTCAACGTCGTTTTGTTTATTCACTTCGTCTAACGTTTCGTGGTCTTCGTCATCAACATCAATCGTGATTGGATTACCAACACTGAATGACGCTTGGAAATCCGCAATCTCTTGTGCGAATGGATGAACCAATCGTGCATCAGAACCATCATCCAAGCGTCTGCTATCCGGCTCAAGCACAGAGACGTTTTTACCTGAATAGTACGATGCCAATTTCTCCAATCGTGGTTGCTGATAATTTTTATGATGCAATATAAAATCAAATATCCGTGATAAGTCTAGCTTACTCAGGTCTTCCTGATAAATGATATTTGCTTGCGCGCTATTTGTAATAAAGTCCATAATATCCGCCTTAATGTTATTCAATACAATTATTATATCACAATAAAAGACACCCCGACGGATCGAAGTGTCTCAAGCACCGTCCTAAAACAAATGCCGCAATTATGTACGCCCACTAATTTCGATGTTATCTTAATCAGCCATAGGGACTTCGTCTCTCAAACAGCTACCCAGAGATAGTGTGGTTTTTATAAACGTTATTTGCTGATAGTATGTACGCCGCTATGGTGAGCTACACCAAGTTCGACTTTAGTACCGCAACCTTAATTGGCACCTTTATTTCTACCGGTAAGGAAACACCGTATGTCCCATGACAAACATACGGCGCGAAAGGAGGAAGTGGCACGATGTCCACTTCATTAGTATATCATTTATATCTTTACATTACAACCCAATATCCTTAACCGCTTGTACACGTTCTTTATATGACATGTATGTTCCTTTCTTATTAGTAAAGATAACCGATTCCAACGCATAGCCAAGTGCCTGAATGATGTGGTCTGATCCGTCTTCTGGTCTGTTGGTTAGGTTGCCAAACTTATCCTTAGCATACACTTTTGTTTCCATTTCTTCAGCTAGCCAATGCACGCGGGGATGAATGTGATACTTAAACGACTTCATGAATTCATAACGTTGTACAAAGCTGTCTTTACCTTTTCCTGCTGGTTGGACATTCTTCAATCCACGGCTTCTTAATTCCCCAATCGTTCTTGGTTCAGCACTATCAGCATAGATTGTTCCCGATATACCGCCATGTCGATAAATAGCACGTGCAATGTTCTCGTTAAGCATCCCCGTCTCATAGAACCCATCGTACACATAGATGTCGTGGTCACTAACAATTGCCTGCACAAATGCTGTCGGATCGTGAGTGAAACCGAAGTCAATACCCATGACGTGACGACCAACGATGGTCTTGTAATCAAAGTCTTCTATGTTGAACAACCCTTCAAACACTTGACCTTCTGATATCCCCCAGTCGCCAAACACAGCTACTCTAGCACGTGCGGGATTGCGTTCAATCATATTCTCTAGTGATTCAATATACTGTTCATCAAGATGTGAGTTATCTTTGTAAGTTGTCGTGATTGCCTTTGAATGTGGTCGCTTTGTCATCTCATCAAAGAACTCACCCTTAAGCCAATGCTTCTCACTCCATGGGTTGAATGCCAGTATCGTTTGATAATAACCACCTTTAGGCAACACACCACGGATTGATTCTTCGACTGTGTTGAAGTCGTCTATGCGCTTAATCTCGTACGCTTCTTCATAAAAAACACGGCACAAGTTCCCAACGTCAGCTTTGATGGAAGTAATCTTTAGCGGATCATCTAAGCCACGAAAATATATCTTTTGTCCGGTTGGTTTGTACTTTATTTCTAACGGACTGACAGTGAATTTAAACAACTGATCTAATCCTAATTGATGAACAGCCCATCGTATATTTGAGAATGTACTATCCTTATGCGTTGTCTGAAACTGTCGCACGACAAGCCAATTAACGTATGGTTGCTTCATTATCGTCATAACAATACCAAACGCAATTCCGGCAGACTTACCTGAACCACGACCACCTTTGTAAACTAGATAACGTTCATGGCTTGTAAACAAATCTTTATATGCGCTGCTCACCAGCTCTTTTTCATTTATCGTAATATTCATAATTAAATTATAGCATAATAAAAAGCCATCCGGCAGGGGATGACCTTCTATTACATAGTTACTCAAAACATGCCTTATTTAATCGGATAGGCTTTGACATAAGCAAGCGTCAACCAATCAGAGTGCCATACACCTTTTCTACTTTGTGCATCAAGCCCACCGCTTGCCTATGAATCTATAATATCATTTATGATTGGGGATGTATAGTAGCTTAACTATTTCTTAACAATTGAAATTATCCTAATAATCTTTAGGTTAAGAAACAGGTATAAATCGCTATCAATCAAAACCCATTTAACATTAATATGGTTTTTCATTTAATGGTTTTTCATTTAATTCTTTTTCAATATAAAACTTAGCACAATCAATCACAATTACTCCAATTGTCATTCCAGTCATCATTCCAATAATAAACCACGTTGACAAACTTGTGTCTTTAAGTATTAAAGCACATGCAATAATAATAACATCCATAATGATTGTGATAAACGTCATAGTAAAACTTCTCATATTAATTATCCTCCCAAGGCTCAATCTTAATCGTCACGTTCGTGTCACTGTCGCTCTCTGCTTGTCGCTCTGCTATCTTAGCGTCAGCGATTGCCTTGCGTAACTTCTGCATCTCAATACGGCTGGATGTTGTCTTCCCTACAATCTTAAGCAAGTCATTTGCAGCCTTGTTACTGTCTGATACGCTGTTGCGAACTTTAGTTACAGTGACATCGCCGTCTTTGCTTGACGTCACAACATCTTCTGTCTCTTCACGTCTGAAAACCCGCGTTAAGCCTGCAAGTATCTCTTCTTGTGTAGCTATCTTGTTTTGATCCATCTTAGCCAACCGACGATCAATGTACAGCGCTACCTGTTCTTTCTTCAATAGCTCGCCGACACTCTTAGCAGAGTACGCTTCACTATATCCAGCAGCAATCGCCGACTTGTATGCGTTCCGAGTTTTGATATACTCATCGGCAAACTTTAATTGCTTATTTGTTATCCGATTCGTCCGCATCCCTTATCACACCTCGTTTTAACTGTTATTATCCCATTATAGCACAAATAAAAAAGCACGACTAGTGTCATGCCTGTTTTCAATAAACATCGACAACATGATTGCCAATTTTATAACTTGCTTTTTCATAACCTTTCAGTGAACTAATGTAAACTGTCTTACCTTTCTTAACCTTAATATCGTATGACTTTTTATAGTCGCCTTGATCAAGTACCTTTGTTTCTGTGTAAGCAATAATTTCAAATTGTTTTGTATTTGACAAATGCAACGTCATATCATGCCCAACGTAAACCCTAGTCGTTTCATTGTCAACACGACTGACATTAATTGGTTTCAATGGTGTAGCCTGTGTGGCGAATGCAAAAGAGCCTGCGATAATTCCTGCTGTGATGATCATGGCTGTTTTCCTCTTTTCTTAATGTCTTAATTATAACAAATAAAAAAGCGCTAATGTGCGCCTTAATACTTTCTTAACATTTAACTAAACCATATACCATAAACAATCATGCCCACACCATACCATAACATAATCAGCGTCATAATAACTGTTATAAATGCGTCTCTTGTTTTATCTGTACGCACATAATTAAACGATCCGTAAACCAGCGTGAATCCAGACAATATGATAAAGAAAACGCCATAAAATATTTGATTCATTTCACACCTCACACATAATATTCTGCAATCAATTCCGTTTCTGAAAATTCTAACATGTACAACGTTTTCTTTGACAACGTCCAACCATTTGATATTTCATACTTGTCGTTTGGTTTTACGGTCCCAAATTGTTGCCAAATCACACCACCTTCGTCAGTTGTCTTTTGCGTATGATAATGACCTGTATGGATATAACGTTGTTTAGCACCTGCCCATACCATTCCAAACTCATTGGCGAATAACATTGGAAGCCCTTTTCGTGCAAAATCGCCATGCGCATTCATGATTCCAATTTGTCCAAGCAAGTAGGCATCACGATACTTAATATTGTTTTTAATTGTCACGTCTGGGTATTTCGCCTTTAAATATTCCATGAACATGTATTCCATGTTTCCAGAATGATTGCCAGCCATTTGACGAATAATAACATGTTTACTCCCTTGCAACATGCTAAGTAAGACGTCAAAGAACGTTTTCGCATCTTCCACAGCCTGAACCATGTTTACTTCATCTAGCATTGTGCCACGCATTGTTTGCGTTGTCCACATCTGACTTGAATGAAACAAATCTCCAAGTTGTTCAATAACGACCGTGTTATACCCTTTATTGACGATATTAGCAATCTTATGCAAATGAATCTCCATATCGGCAATAGTTGTGATACCAAAATGCAAATCAGCTAAAGGAATAACCAAGTTACTTTTTTGCCCGTTATCTTTAAAGTCAAAGTGAATGGGTTTAATTTCTTCACGTAATCTACTTAATGCTTTATCAAAATTACCAGCCTTTGGCTTAACAGTAATCTTTGATTGATACAAATCTTTTGTGCCGTGTTCTGCACTGCCTTGTTGCCAGAAGTTAGATACCGCATTAGTGATTTCCCACTCATCAGGATTATAGCCATGAGCGATTAGTAAATATTCTGGATCTTTTTCCTGTCCATCGCGCATTTCAATCACGGTTGTATGTGTCTGGTTGCCGTTTTTATCAATCACAAGGTTGACATCATTTGATGTTTCCTCTGTCTTGTCGAAGTCATAGCCTTCTTTTTCCAATTGACGTCTCAAGATAACGCCACGTTCGCCAGTAATGATACGTCGCATATATCTGTATTTCATATCGACACCAAACTTATCATAAACTAATCCAATAATTTGTTTTGTTGTTGCGCCTTGCTTGTGCTTATCAAGGATAAATATAAGAATCTCTTTTGTCATCTTTATAGTCTCTATTTTGCTTTCTGAGCCATTTTAAGACTCGTTAAGGTATTTATACCATTTTACATTTAAAACTCCTTAAAACGTAAATTAAGTGCGTTTAATTTGTTTTTATGCAAACATGTCCGTAGTTATCAAAAAACACACCGATTACATCATATTCATTTCCAAAATATCCAATATTGACATCGTTCACAACATGAACTTTTTTGTCTTGATCAAATTTACTCAACTCTTTAATCAATTCTTCAACTGTCATTTTTATTCTCCTTAAATTCATGAAATTCGTAAAATGCGTAAAATTAGAAATTCGCGACTTAATACAATAATAAATAAATAACTACCAAGTACGAAAAACTCTAATTTCTCTAATTTTTCTAATTGCCCCCAGAAACTAGGCTATAAACTACTTTTATTAAACGCTATATATAATCTAACATAACTATGATTGTTGTTATATATATAGGGTTTATGGTTATTAGTGTTAGTGATTGTTTTACCAGAAACGTTGATTTTTGGGGGCAATTAGATATTTTCTAATTCTAGCTAAATATTTCTAATTGCAACTCGTTATATATTTCATTTGTGTTACATTGATTAAATTAACGTGAGTTTATTTGTTTTTGGCGTTAGTTATTTAATCGATATATCATATAAAATATTAAATTGTTTATTTAATTGTGTATCCAATTATATTTTCTAATTTCAACCATCGTCCATATTTTCTTCGTCAAAATATTCAAAACTTAATTCGTGTGTCTGGTATTTTCGTCCTTTTAGTACATTCACAATCATAGATGGATTGATGTTTAATTCAACACCTGCTTGTCTGACTGATTCATATACATGACGATTGCCATTTAAGTCGTACGACACAATCTTTTTCTTTTGTTTTGCCATGACATCTCCTTACAACTTAAATTGTTTGCGCAGCTTTGTTTTGTTTTCTTCACGCAACCCAGAATGATCAATCAATTCGTTCATAAAGTCTGTATCGCCTGTTTCTTGCTTAATAACCATCAACGCCCAGTAAGCTTTGCTTTCACGCGTACCGTCAATTGCGTTTTGAACCGTACGGATAAGTGAACGCTTATTATTGTTACTCATTTCGCTTATTTCTTCCGTTTTAAGTGTGTTGTTGACAACCTGTACATTTGTACCGCCAACAAAGAATCTGTGTTCTACCGGCAAACCAGAGCGGTCATACGGCTCATCAATCTTTAATGCCAGTCGCTTAACCAATTCAGCGTATTCTTCTAAATCTCCTCCGACACGATAGAACCAAACACGTGCGTGTATGTCTGCTGGTGTACTACTTGATGTTTCCCATACCACCGCAGACAATCCAGTCAATCGCACCTTTTCGACCAACTTATCAAATGACGAGGCGTTAGCGCCATCAATATCAATCACAACACCAATAAATCCAGTAACGTTTTCCTTTTTTATTTCATCGTGGAATATCGCTGTACTAAATAACGGTTGCTTATCTTTCTCAATCTTGCCAAACTCTAACACATCTTTTGCAAACTCTTCAGGCGTTTCAAAGTTTCGTTCGCCAATTACCTTGTGTAAGTCTTCAAACGCTGCAAATGTCAACTTTTCTGACTGATATGGCTGGTCTATAACTCCCGTGGCGTCCTTATAACCATAAATTGTTTCTCCATGAACAGTGACATTGCCAATCTTCCAACCAGCTTTTTCAGCGGCAGCCTTAACTGTTTTCTTATCAAACGTTGACACTAGTTCCTTATTAGCAACAACACCACGTGCACGGACAAAGTTAATCACGTTATCACGCTCATCTTCAATTACGTCTGACCAATCGTTATGCCAATCAAATAGCTTTGTTTCGTCTGTGTTTACATAAGATAAGATTGATTGCGGATCAAGGTTGTGTAAGTGATTGAATTCTGCTTGCGTGAACAACTCTTCAACCGACTTGTCGAGTTTAATAAAGATAACACGCTTATTGTTTTGTGGGTTCTTTAGAAACGCTGGTGCAGAGTTTAAAGCCACAACAGATGAACCGTTATACACTTCTGACCAACGTTGCCCACCACCACGAGCTAGCTGTTGTGGCATATTGTTAGACATAAAGTTCTTCAAGTAATCTTCATTTAATTGACGGTTAGGGTCATCATCATCAAGCAAGACAACAAATCGTTCAATCACATCAGCGTTCCAGTTCGCTGCATCAAATCCATTTTCAGGTCTGTTTTGCTTAAAAGCGGCAGCTGCTTCATACAACTTACCGATTGCTTCCAAGACGATTGACTTACCAGTTGATGCGGCGACACCAAAAATTAAATGCTTACGAATACCATGCGTTTGGTTGTCAAATGGGTATTTCATAATATCAGACCAAACGTTTTCATAAGTCTGTGACTCTAATACTTCAATAAAACGTTCAAGAATAGGGTCGCGCTTTGTTGCAAGCCTATTTTCTTCATCACGATGGAAGTCGAATATATTTTCAACTGGCGCAACAGCATATTTGACAATGTCTTGTACAAGCTCTGTTGACGCTTCTAAGCGCTTTTGGTTTGTCTCCCCTATGTTCTTTCTGATAGCTTCTCCAATCTCGTTATAAGAGTAGCTGATGTCTGTTCCTGATATATTAAAGTCAAACACGAATGACTTGTATAAACTAGCCAAACGTTTAATTTCAATATTTTTTAACAAGTCGAACACATTCATTTCTGCTGGACTTAACGGTACTGAACGATCATTCCATGCCATCGCGATTGCCTTAATCGAACGTAGTGACATCAAAGGTATTGATTTTTCTCTTTTTAAATCATTTTTTAGGATATAAAGATTGTTAGTCATGTTTTTTTATTCCATTCCAAAACTTGCTTTAGCTGCTGCTAGATAACTTCCATCATTTTGTTCGTAAAATGTTACCGTAACATTTCCGCCAGCATTTCCTTTTGCGTGCCAAGTTGCAATAATCGCTTTCATTCCAGCAACATCAGACGTTATTGTGTTAATTGGTTCGCCAAACTTTGACTTAGCATCATTTAAATTTTTACCACCTACACCAGTTAGTGAATCTCCAATAACAATGCTATCGTAGTCTGATTGTGTCATTTTGTTATCTGTCACGACTGGTTGTGAATTTGATGATTTAACGGTTGATGACTTACTTTCTGTTTGCACGTGCTTAACCGGTGCCATTTCTTGAAAAAGCAACTTACTGATAACAAACGATGCAATAATGATACCCGCGACAATAACAATAATCCTTTTAAATGTGTTCATGATAATTCCTCCTTTTTGTTAAAATTTTATATCTATTAGTTTTACTTTGTAATCGTTTTTAAATTCAAGATAAGTTTTTCTAGCTGTTTCTATATTTGTTATAAAAACGCTTCTATTTCTACCAATTGGATGTCTGTTGTTTTGTTCATTATACGTAAATAAATATCCTATACTTTCATTATTTTCAATTATCAAACCACAAGCGTTCATATATCTAGTTTTTATTGTTCCATCTTTTAAATCCTTGAACACGTATCTTCTGTTTTTTTCTTTTATTTTTTCAACTTTCCATATAGTTAAATCTGTAATCATGAATTATTCCTCCTAACGTTTTAACGTGCGTTACCACGATTATGTACACCGCCTAAGCGGTATGTGTTTAATCATCTTGATCGTTTAGAAACATGGTAAACATTTCTGAAATCAGTAGTTCGCGTTATTCATCTGATAAATTCATCTTTAATAATCCTTTTCAATTTTCCAATCTGGTGTCTGCCACTTCTTGATTTCTTCTAGTGGTGCTGTGAAAGCATATTCTTTTACAAAAGTCCAATCTGTATCATAACCACTAAAAATCCTAAACCATACTTCATCCCCTCTTTCATTAATGCGAACCAACCGATACAACTGCTCTTTAACCTTGAACTCAATTGTTTCGTCTCCACCCAGATAACGTAATACGGCATTACCCTCTGGTATTGAAAAGTCATCAAATAGCTTTTTTGCCTCAATATGTTGATTTAGCAATTCATCTAATGAATATAATTCCTCATATATTGTATTAAGAAAGTCGAGTTGTTCCTGTGTCACATAATAAGTTTCCATTTTGTTATCCCCTTTCTGTTGTGCCATGAACTCTGAATATGTGATTGGTTCTCGTTTTCCAGATATTGGGATTAGTATGTCATTGTCTTTATCGAGCAATAACTCCCGATTACCGTCCTTAAAATAATTTTTCATATGTGTTTTATCGCCTGAATACCAAGAATATCCTTGCTCAAACCAAACATCTAAGACTGACTTCCACTGCTCTAAAGTTGTGACATGTACTACTGTTTCACTCATAGTCCAGCACCTTTAACAGCCTTTTCACTAAATTCGTCAGCAGCTTGGAAACCTTGTGCCTTTAAATCTTGAATGTGTAACTTATTGTAGAAACCTGCAAAGATAATCTGAAATACCAGTGGCGCAATGCCGTATGTGAACATTCCTAATAACAGTGTAACGCCCAACGTAATGCCAAACCATTTCCAGTCACCTTTGAACAAAGGAACAAACCACCCGAAGAAGAAGAATAACCATGAGTAACCCAACTTTTCTTGTTTTGTTTGCATTGTGTTTTCGTTCTTTAAATTAATGTGCATTTTATTTTTCCTCTTTCGCTTTTGTGTTATTAGAATGGCAGTTTGTCTGTATCGATGCCTGTTTCTGTCGTTGCACCAGCAAACGGATCAACAGTGCCAATTGTCTTGTCAAAGTATTCTTTCGTGATGAACAACGCTTCGTTATATTGCGGATCATTCTTTTGTGGTCTAACCTGAATAAACGCTTGATAAGGCTTTGATTTCAAGAAACGATCAATGTTATCAAAGTTGTAATCTGTATCAGGAATTGTGAATCCGGCATCGCTGATTGAGTAAAGCATACGTTCAATGTCAGTGTCAACGGCTGTCTTACCATTCTTAAATACTGTATCGTTATCCAAAATGTTTTTGCGGGTTGTTCCGCCTGTCTTGACATCTTTTAATGTGATAACCCACATTTCTTTTCCTGTGCGTGTCGTCTTGCGATCAATGTCATCAAACGTTACTTGGTAAACGCCTTCGTCCAAGAAATTTCCGCCCATGTTCACTTCTTCTTTATTAAAACGCATTTGTATTTCCTTCTTTCTTTTATTAGCCGTTCGGCTATGGTCTTATGATAACAACTAGGTAAAACAATAACAAGTGTCTTAACATTTTCTTAACATTTACAATAACATTTGAATATCATTCGGTGTAATCGTGCTATTGTTCTCAAAACAATTGAGCAATCGACTGTATAAAGCATACGATATGCTAAAATCTCCGCTCCAACTATACACATATACCACCTTATCATCTAATGTAAATGTTTCTGTTCCGTCACTGTTTACTTTGTGATTGGTTACTCTCATTGACAACCTCCTTTTCACGATACTTAACCGCCTTCCAAAATTTCCCATTCGGTGTCCATTGTTGCTTATTTACACGGTTCTTAGCGACACCGTCTAAGCTAGGCTGCAATGCTACTTTATATTCACCGTCAACATACGTACGACCAACAACGTTCGCATAACCAGCAACCGAGTTAAACGCATTATCATTCATCGCCGGTTTTTCAAATCCGTTGTCGATTTTACTCCACATTGTAAACAGAACATCGCCGTTAAACGTTGTTGCCCAGCGCACAATCTTACGCAAAATCTTTTGTGTTGCGCCATAAGCAGCCATACCGTTTTTGTTGTTTCCAGCCTTGCCATCAGTCATATCATCAACGATTGTTTGTTCAAGCGCAGAAATGTTATCAAACACCACTAAATCGTAATTTTTAGCAATCTTTTCAATTTCTGACAAGAACTTTTCTGTTTCAATCAATTCTTTTGATTCAAAACTGGCAACAACTGTTAAGTTATCATCGCGCTTCAACGTTGAATAACTATCATCAAACGATAAAACCAAACGTTTTCCTTCATAACTATTGACAAGTGAAGTCTTACCGGTTCCCACCTGGCCTAGCACAACATAAACACTGGCATCGTTATCTAATTCATTACTTTTCAAAATCTTCATCGTTTAGTTCCTGCTTTCTTAAAATATTAAGTTCATGTAATTTTCCGATACTATCTTGATAAAATGATTCAATATCTTCACGCCTTGTTAAGTTAAAGTCTTTAACCGCTTTATCAATAATTGTTTTAAACAAAAACGCATTTAAAAGAGTTGCTTGTGATCGTGATATATTTTTTAGCTTGCTTTCACCGCGATAAATCTTTCCTTCAGTTTCAACATTTTTAAATAAATATCCATCTTCTGAAACATTTGCACCAACCGTTGCTTCAACTTTAATAACCAAATCTTTATCTTTCACAATACCACCTCCTGCTTCACGATATTGTATCCTTTTTCCTTCCAATCCTTGCCATGACGCTTAGCCATTAATGATTCAGCATAGGCAAGATTAGATGTAATACCAAGATAAGTCGAGCTAACCGTTTCAGCGTTCCACTTAAGCATCACATAAACATCTTTTGTTTCTACCTTATACATTTTAATACCCCTCGACTTCAAATGGTTTGTTCTCATAATACCAATCAGATTTGTCATTAATGATTTCAGGTGTCTTTTTACCTGATTCATATTGCTTAATATCATTGAGCGCATTATCAACTAAATCTGTCAATTCAAAGTTACTCAAAACATTCGTCATATCAACCACACGTGTTCGCGGTTTGTCTGATTTGGTTGCTGCAATCACGAAGTAACGCCAATCATCTGATTCTGTTATTTCTTTAATGGCATACAAGTAAATAAACGCTTGAATATCATAATGTGTTGAGTGAATCCAACTCGTATATGTGCCGTCTCGATCAGACCAAGCCTTATCGAAGTCCGTTCTTGGTGAAACCGTTTTCCAATCAATGATGATTTTGTTATCATAATCAATGAAATCAAATCTACCGTTAAATATATCTGTTTCAAATGGTACTTCTGCTTCAAACGTTTCAACCAAACCCAATCCAAAAGATTTATATAAATTATCTAAAGCGTCTAACATCGATTGTTTAACTAGTTCAATATTTGTAAACGCCGCCTTTAATCCACGTTCCTCATCGCCGTACTTATAAGCAATCTTTTTTTCATCATCAGATAATTCAGTGTCGATTCCTGCCATTTGATTATGCAAGATGCGTCCATAAACCAACGCTTCTTGGTTGTCGATTGGATAGGCTGTATCGTCATGATTTACGTAATGCGCATAAGCTCTAGCGGGATTTTCAATATAACGGCTTAGTTTCGTGTAACTGACTGCCATGTTTGTTTCCTCTTTTCTTTTGATGAACTAATCATAATGCAAAGTAAAACAATAAACAATGTGCTTAATACTTTCTTAACATTTAAGAATTTAACTTTGCATTAAAGTTTATTTTGTGATTCAAAGCATCAATAATTTTATCATCAATCGTACCGTTGACAATTAAGTAATCACGTGTCACTTTTTTCGTTTGATTGATACGATAGTTGCGATATTTTGATTGATCGAAGTCAGTGTATGAATAAGGCAAACTATACCAAATTGCATGTTGATATTCATTCAGTGTCAATCCAGCGCCACCTGCTTGTATTTGCACTAATAGCGCCCTTTTTTTATGATTAACATGTTTGCTACCATTAATCTCTCCAGCGTCTTTAAACACTGTTTTAAGCGCCTCTAACTCACTTTCAGTGTTATAGAATACAATCACACCATCTTGTTCGTACTCTTCTCTAACGCTGTCTAACCACTCTAATTTCGCTTTTGTGTTTTGGTTCTGTCTTTGCCACCAATGACGTTCCATCGGGGTCTCAAACACAATCGCATCATCTTTCTTATAATTAGGTAATGACTTTCTATACTCTGTTGACCGATTAAAGTCAATCGTTCTTTCAATAACGTCTGGTAATTCAGCAATGTCATCTAATTTAACCACATCAGACGTTACCGAATGCCACCATTCAACTAGTTGCGATTGGTTTTTGCCAACTTCCCAGAAAGGGAACGGACGATATGGCAACGTTTTCTGTACCATATATTTATCTTTAAACTCTTTGCGCGTTTTAACGTGACCAAACGCCAAGGCATAAGATTCCAAGTTGTCAAGTTTACCATCGATTGGTGTTCCTGTTAGCATAACAAACCCAACTGCTCGTTTGATCAATGCAAGCAGCGCTTTCGTTCGCTGTGACTTAATTCCTTTGTATTTGTGTGCTTCATCAACAATCATAAAGACATCTTTCATGTCAAGCGGATTAATCTTTTTGACATCATCTGTTCTAATAACTTTAACCAACCGCTGATCAATGCCCATCGTTTCAAACGATTCTTGCCAGCTTCCTGATAATTCAACTGCTTTGGGAGCTATCACTAATACTTTTTTTCCATGAAAGAATTTACGATAATGGCTTACAGCAACAAACGTCTTACCTGTCCCTTGACGCATAACATAAAACCATTTTGGCTGCGCTTTATCTACTTGCTTTTGTTGTGCTGGATATAGCTTAATCATATCTCATCACCCTCATAAGTTACCTCTAGCAAATCAATCCGCAAGAATTTCTCCCAACTATCAACCATGTACCACCTTCCGTTAAACAATTGAATCTTTTTCGCTTGGTACTTTTGCTCATTGGTAACACCATAGTTGCCAACGTGGTCAGGGCGCTTTAATTCAATACCGACAAGAACGCCTAAGTCATCAATCGTGATAATATCAGGCGTGCCTTTTGCCGTTCCTGATACACCGCCTTGTGTTTTGATGTAGAAACGCTTTTGCTCCTTTAAATAACGAGTTATTTTATTTTGCAACGTGCTTTCAAGCGTCATTTTCTACAACCTCCGTCAGCTTATTGAGATACCACTGTGCCTTTTTTAAGTCTTCGACGCCATTTTTTGATTGGTATCTACCAACATATTTGATAATGTTAAGCTTCAAATATCCCCTAAATTCTTCATCAGTTGAATAACCTTGCATCGTGTCAATGACTTCACGACTAAACTGCTTGTAATGATTTGGGTGGTTGACAACGTCATCTTGTTGCTTTTCTGTATATACATTAATTGGTTTATTATCCCATCCGATTAACTCAACACCTTCTTTAATTGCATAATCAATTGTGCACCACTGCCATCCAAAATAATCATTATCTATGGTTAAACCAATTCCATCTTTATGAAATGATAAAATTGGTTGAATTAGTGAAAAAAGATCTTGCCTATCATTTTCTTTTAAAACTTCGTCCAATCTGTTACGTGTGTTGATATAATAATATTTCTTATCCATTTTACTTACTTCCTTTCAAAATAACTGGATATTTATTCTTTTTATTGAATATTAATGCAACGTGCTTTAATTCTCTATCTTGTGCAATAATACGTTTTAAACTGCCGACTTTGATAGAGTTTTCTAAATAGTTATAAACATAATCAGCTTGCTTTCCTACTTCATTTGCTATTTCTTTGTCGGTATAACCTGTATTATACATTTCTCTGATAACATTTTTAGTATCATCTTTTGTATATTTATGCTTTTCTTTATCAATTTTATTCATTTTTGACTGCATAAATTTGTTCGCGGATTCTTCGCCTTTCGTCTTCTCAATTAATAAAAACTGCGGTACAAAATTCATTTGAATCTACTCCCTTCAAATATCTTATATTGCCATTTTGGTGCATGTTGCTTTAACTGATTTAACTCCCAATCAGCGTCTATCCGATTGTATAGAACTTTGTCCATTGAAATCCAAGCGTCATGTGATCGTTTACGATAACCTATAATGAATATTTTTTTATCTGATATTAACACTTTATTCTCCTTTATACTCTGCTACGACAATCGCATGTATATCTAGCCTATTTTTGTATTTCATTGCAGCTAGAAAATTTTCAAACGTTGCAATTGTTTTTCCTTTACTTCTGACGTCGTATACTACTTTCATTGTTGTTCCTCCTTAAATATATAAATAACGTCTACGCCTCTTATTGTCTCTCTGTGGACGTTTCCACGTTCAAACGCATCAATGTGTTCAAGCGCTTCCGAAATGTCTCTATCAGCCGTTTTGACACTAATAAGATGATTGTGTGCATATTCGTTACGTGATACAATCTTATCTTTTTTTAACGACTGGATTAACTCTAATATTCTACCTGTTTTTTTCAACGATGTGTCCCCCAATAATTGAGTAACCTAATTTACGTAACGTCCGCGACAATGTGTGCATATTAATATCTAATTGTGCAGACATTAAGCGGACGTTTTTATTTCCTGTTTCTTTTATATGTCGCTTAACTAAATCTTCACGTTCATATACCGCTTGCTTTTGTTTCTTTGTTCGTTGCTTAAATGATCTGCGGTAACTTTCACTCAATCGTGCATTATTGACAAATTTATCGACTGGGGTGTCAACGTAGTTAAAATCATAATTCATATTAATCGATTTCCTTTTCTAAAATTCTAACGCCACATTCATACCAATGTCTACCAAAAGTATTTTTTACATAAATTAAAGCAGAAGAATAGTTATTAGTACATGTAACGTATTTAAGATTACCGTTTTTCGGCTTATCTAACCCAACAACAACATATACCGTCGTTACAGCATTTTTGATATAATCAATCGTTTCTAATACTTCTTTTTGATAGTCTTCTTTACCACCATATTCATCAATATTCATGCTCAATCTATCAATTATTTTTTAAAAGTCACTTTTGTTCATTTTAATATCCTCACATTCCATAAACAATTAACGCGCTAGGGAACGGTGCTGCATCGCTTGCAAAACCGTCGACTTCAAATTTAAGTCTACCGCGTAAAAACTTAACCGTTGCCTTTCCTTGAATAAATTCATGCCAATACTTTGTATCTGTTCGTGCCGGTATTAGCAATACAATAAATCTGTTTTCGTCTCGTAAACTTTCTTCGTAAGCCTTTTGAATAAATCTACCGATGCTTCTACCATAAGGGGGATTAACAAACACGTTTCCGTTCCATTGTTGTTCAAGTGCGTTGTCTTTTTCAGTAAAATAATTATTTACTTTATGATTATCGTCATCTGCACAAGCATCTAAATCAAACTTAAATTTTTTATTTAAGTTATTAAAAAATGTTTGTGGTGTCTCCCAGTTCATTTTTTCAGAACTGAATAAAGTTTTGTTAATTGTCATAATAATATCTCCTGCATCGTTTCATCTGCATAAACAACATAGAAATGTTTATTTCCAAATAATCCGTTCAAAACCATTCTAGCAATTTGTGTAGCGTATTTCGGTTTTAAATATTCTTGATCGTAATTTTTATAATAACTTCTATTTTCGATTGTGAATGACTTATGCAAAAATGTCATTTCAATATTATCAACCATATACCATGCGTCATTTAAGCGTACTGCGTAACCTGTAATTTTTGTCATGTTATTCTTCCTCATCTTCATCTTCGTAATCCCAAAAGTGTTCTTCTTCTTTTGATCTTGGTTCGTATGGTTCTGGTAATTCTATTGTGTGTTCAAACATTATTGACCTCTTTTCTGTTCGTTTGCTATGAATACATCTTACCAACTTGGACATTTTTTGTCCAGAATATAAAACGTTCTTAAGACTTTCTTAAACTTTGTAACACAAACACAAAAAAAATAGAGTTCAAATTAGAAAAAATGTGTAGAAATTAGAAGTGAGTGAATTTAACAATTGCCATAATCACTCTCATAAAACTACTATAAACCTTATATATATAATAAACACAACAATAATGTTGTTATAGTTATATTGTAGTAATTAGAGAAATTAGAAAAATTAGAGTTTTTGGTAGTTAGTTGTTTTTTTATATATAGTATAGGGTCGTCTAATTTCTAATTTCATGAATTCTCTTATTGCAATAAAATAAAAAGGCACCCAATCGGATGCCTTAATTATTTTATACCAAACCAAACTTTTTGATTAATGATTCTGTGTTGCGCTTTGTCATAACTGTAAATGGCACACCTTGCTTTTGCAAGTTACCCATTGTAACAGGACTGTCAACTTTAATCACAGCCGTTCCTGTTTGCAAGAACACATTTGCAGCATCCCCAAATTCTGTATTGATGTCTGATTTAAATAGTAACATATCGTCTTCTCCTTTGACGCTAACCAGCGCCTCGTCATTGTTGTCTTCATTTCCTTGTCCACCAATCGCAAGCCATGCGCTGTGGTCTCCGTAAAATACACTGCGATCCCAAGGTACACTATCAAATTGCCACATAGCTACATTAATGCCGTTGTAAGATTGATTGCTGAAGTAATTCGCGTCAGCCCATGATTGTAACGCTTGTGTGTATGGGCTGCCATCGTTGCTTGGATAACCAGCCACCCAAAATGGATATTTGCCAGCAACGTCAGACCAATTATAAGCGCCGCTGACGACATCTTGGTGCCCGATGTATAAAATACCGTCCTTTCCTGTTAACGCACTTATACGGTCTAAGAATACCTTTGGTTCGTCTCCTGTGATAGAAGGATAACCTTGTGGACGTTCAAAATCAAATATAGGTACAATTCCTGGCGTATCTAGATAAGATTTTGCATTGTTGTAAAAATAATCCGCTTGGGCTGTTGTGTCAATCGTCCCAACAACGAAATGATAAACACCGATGAGCTTGTTTTTACTCTTGGCATAATCTATTTGTTCGTTGGCTAACGGATTAATATAGCTAACGCCCTCACTGATTTTAACAATTGCAATATCAGCACCGTCTATGGCTGTTTGATAATTTGATGCGTTGTTGTCTGAAACATCAACCGCAATTAATGACATATTAAACTCCTTCCGTTTCTCCTTCGATAAGTTGATTAGATGTTAACTTGTCGTTATTTGCGTCTGGTTTGACGTCTAACGGACTTTGTGGCTTAACTGTATCTAACTTACCATCTGCCTTATTAGAAGCGTAAGCGCTCTTTATATAGGCTAGTATTTGATCTTCTGTAAACTTGTCGCCAATGCCTGACTTGTCTAAACGATTTTTTAAGTCAGCTGCTGCGACTTGTTGTTGTTGTAATCCACCACCAAAAATTTGTTGTGCTGTTAATACAGCTTGACTAGCAAATTCAAGTGCTGACTTGATATGCTCATTTCGTGTGATAGACTTTGCTTTAATCAAATATTTTGATAATGCGTAACCACCACCAGAAACGGCAATAACCTCAACAGCAACCTGCGCCCAATTTAGTAATTCATTCATGTTTATTTCTATCCTTTTCTGCCGAGTTCGGCTCTTCACTAATGTACTGTATTTTTACATGGAACTCATCTTCTATCCACTTAGCAAAAAACTTAGGGACATACATTCCTGCTAGTTTCATGTTTGCTAAAATTGATTTCAATAAATAATTTGCAACCGTTACTGTTATCGCAAAACTAACGAAATCAAATAGCATGGGAGAATATATAACATCCCTACCACCAATGTGAGTAGGTGCAATAGACATGACAATCGTGATTACCCATATTAACACTGGCAAGAAAGCTAACGGCAGAGATCGTCTTAGTCCGCCCAAACCACCGTCTGAAGTTCTTGCTACACCTTTGTTTTTTCGCCACCTGCTGCCTAAGAATGTGTCATAAAAAATAAGTATAAATAATAGAATGCTTTCCGTCATACCATTTAAATTTGCGAACAAATACTTTAAAATATCTTCCATTACATTGTTCCATCCACCATATTTTTTTCTAAATCAGATGATGCCACGATTTCTTTTACTTTAGCAATTGCTTTTTGTTTTAAGTCATCTGTTTTTGACTGGAAAGTAACGCCATCATCTTTCGCGGTTAACAATACTTGACCGCTGAAGTAGTTTCTGTCATCGCTTCTGAAATCAACTACAATTGTCACTGAATCAATCTCTAAACCGTTAGCGCCATCAACCATACTTCTGTTTGTAATTTCTGCTGTTGCTATCATATTATCTCCTTAATCAAATGTAAGCCAAGTCGCATTAACATGTATTTCATTGTTAGATGGCTGAACATATGTTCCGTTGTTACTATATGCCGAAAATTCAAAGTGTCCATCTGGATAAAACTCCCCAAGATAATTGTAACCATAAGCACCAGCTTGTCTTGTTCCAAACTGATTAGATGGTTTGAATCCTTGTGGAATTGTAAATGCAGTTGTTATTGCATCCTTGTTCAAAATAGTATTTGGTAACATCCTACCGGTTAATGAAACCATGTTACCGACACGCGTTAATACAAGCGGAACACTAGCTGCTGTAAATCCGTTTTGAAAGTTTACAGTAGCCGTTGTCTTTGGTTGAACGATATTGCTACCAAATGTCTTAACACCGTTTATTGTTTCGTTTCCTGAATTATGAACTACTGATTCATTAACTGCAAATGAGTTCCAAGAACCTAGTGTACCTGAACCAACAGTAGAGATGAACTGTCCCTGCCAATTACTGTTAAATGGTGTAACTATAATATATCCAGAACCACCATCGCTAATTCCTGATGTTACGACAACAGAATAATAGGAGTTTACAGGGGAGTTTTTTATTGTAGTATTTCTAACAAACCAAATACCAGCATACTTAATCATATTTTTAGCTACATCAATAAAATCTGTGAACTGTGCTTCTCTAGCGGATAACGAACCATTAATCGGTGAAGTGAATGTTTTATTACCGTTGATTGTCTCATTTCCATTGTTGTGAACGACGGTTGCGTCTTTTGCGAATTTTTGCCACGTTTGTTGAACCGTAATAATATTTTTATCATCTCGAGATAGAATTGCAAAAAACTTATTTCCTGTTGCATGCTCTGTTAAAACTAATTTAGTCCCAGCCCAGCTATTAGTGGTATATCCTGACAAATCATAAGTCATTAGTCCAAAAGCAAGGGTTACTCCGTTCGGAACATTTTTTAGTGTAGATGTTGTCGCAACGTTTTGTGAAATATAGTTAAAACCAGGCTCTATAACAGTATATAAATCCGTCCCGCTAGATAATATTTTATTTGAAAATTTACCATTTATTGCTAGTGAGAATGTATTGTTACCAGACCAAGTATTATCAGAAATTTTAATATTATTATTTTGAGATTTTAACTGATTGACATTAGTATTTAAATCGTCTACGTTTGTTTGAACGGTATTAGCTTGTGATTGTGTATTAGTTAAAGTTGTTTGCGTATCAGCTAATTTGTTATCCATATCTGTTTTGATTTTATCAATCATCACATCAACAACAGAAATATAATTACCTGCTTCTTCTTCTGTTAAATCAACAGCTTCAAATACTTTGACGCGGAAATTAGCTCCTGACGCAGATTGGTCGTCTTTACTAAATTTAAAGTACGCTTTGCTAAACTCACCAATATCTTGACCCCAAGCTTTGGTTGGTGTGTAGGTAAATACACCTTGTTGTGTATTGTCTACTTGAACATTTGCATCAACTATTTTATGGTTACCAGCAGTAGTACCCATAAAAGCAGTTGTCCATCCAGTTAAGTCAAGTGGTTCGCCGTTACTCGTTACCGTGACCGTCAATGATTGATAATTGCCGTCACCTTGTCGCAGCTCAACCATTGGGTTTTGAAACTCTGATTTAGTTGTATCAATATTTAAAACTAAACCTTTAGCCATTATTTACCTTCTTTTTCTTTTTCACGATATGAATCAATTAATACTTCATACTGTGCAATGACAAGTGTCATATTAGCGTTTTGTTGCAATAACTTTTGAATGACTTTTTCATTATCTGGTTGCATAATTATTCTCCTAACTTAGTTGATAACATACTCTTTGAAATTTCATCAGCAATACGATCAAGCTTTTGTTGACCAGTCATATTTAACCAGTCAGCACGGCTAATAACAACTGTTCCTGTCTCGATTGACGTTCCGGATTCAAAGGTAACACCAAACACCAACTTAACTGTCTGTGTATCAGCATCCGGAATCTCATTTTTCATTTGAATATTGTTCATTTTTCTTTTAACCTTTCAATTTCAAGTTTCTGTTCTAATACCATATTACGCAAGTTACGAATAACCGGTATCAATGCTGCGCCAATCTTTTCATATTGAATACCATGCAGTTCACCAGTTTTTTCATCTTTAATAACAAAGTCATCAAGATTAGCTTTCACCATATCTTCCGCAAGCAATCCGTAATATCTACGGTTACTCATGTCTATCTGATGATCTGGTTCAATACCGTTTTCCTTGTAGTTTCTGATTTGTTCATCATCGCCCTTATCTTGCCAAGTTAAAGGGTCAAGTGTTAATAGTTTCTCTCCAGCATCTCCTTTTGGATCATACTCTAGATTAGTCTTATATTTAACAGATGATGACAATGCTGTAACTGCACCATCTAATGCTATCTGTAAACTAGCCCCACCAGAACCATACTTGATGTTACCAAGATACAAATAACCGTTTTGTCTAGCTTGAACCATCCAAACACCTTTGGAAGCCAGGCTGACATTTCCTTGGTTAGAATAAAGGTTTAATGTGTTAGATGAACCAACATAAAACTGTAAATCCTGACCTTGCTGTAATTTAGCTAAATCGGTTGTTGCGCCGTTTATTTGTTGCCAGCTTCTACCACTGATTAATTTAATCGTGTTAGCATAGACATCACCAGACGTATTAACAGAGAAACGCGGGTTATTTTGATTATAACCAATATACATGCCATGACCGGTAAAGAATGAATAGCCACCAGTTTGACTTGGATTATCGGCATCTTCTTGAGATATACGCAATCCAGTCATGCCGAGTTCTGCATAAGTATTCAGCTTATTTGTTCCAGATTGTATACCAGAATCACGTTGTGTATACCAGGCGTACTGTTTTGTACTACCAATGTAAGCATCTGGAGCCGTAACCGTACCGCTAATATTCAATCTCGTACCATCGCTACCCAGGCTATAAGTACCGATTTGATCTATTCTAATCCATGGATCTTGGTTACCGCTTGATTGATTTTGGTAGTAATATGGGTTATCTGTGAAATCGTATATTGTGCCCAATTGATTAGCATAGAAACGACCGCCGTTAGTAATCCCAACTTGCACACCAGTCAAATTACCAGTTGTGATGTTGCTGGCGTTGATATTAATAATGTTTGCTAAGTTGCCATCGAGTGTTCCAGCAACGATGTTTGAGGCGTTTAGGTTTTTGAAATTACCACCTTTAGCATAGAAATCACCAGTAACAGTTGTGTTTCCGTCAAGTGTTATTGCGTTGCCTTTAATGTAAACGCCTTGCATATTTCCGCCAAAACCAGAAACAAGTTGACCATCTGAATTGATACCCATTTGATAACTATTTTGCGACAGCGATATTTGTGTTTTTGTATCTGCTTCAACGGTTGCAATAATAGAATTAGACGTTTGAGTTAATTGCGTCTGTATGCCTGTGTCATAATCAGTTATTTTACTGTTAGTATAGCCGTTTGCTTGCGTTAATGTGTTTGTATCACCGTTTTTTCTGTCTTGTATTTCAGTGGTAATTTGATCAGCCATTTGTGTTTGTGATGATTCAACGTGCGTCAAGTCATCGCTAACACGACTTAATGTGCCTTCAGCAGTCTGCACACGATCGTTTGTTTGCTTAATGTCATCAGAATTTTTAGAAACGGATTCAGTAATTGATTGATTATCAATCTTTATTTGACTAACATCGTTTTCTATTTTGAACGCACGATAATTAACTTGATCATCTAAATCTTTAACAGATTGTTTTGTTGCTGTCAAAGTTAAGGCGTCTGCATTTTGCTTTATCTCTGTCTCTGCTGACTGTACACGATCATCATTAGACTTTTGATAGTTTCCTATTGTTGTCTTAGCTTCATCAGCAGTTAATTGTGCCTGACCAACAGCAGTTGTTAAGTCACCAGTCTTTTGATCATAATCGGTTTGACTGACCTTAAGCTTCACTTCATCAAGCGCTTGTGTTGCTGTGCTCTGTGCAGTGCTTATTTTTCCGTCGGCATCAATTTTGTTTTGATTAATTGTGGTAGTAATTGATGATGCTGTGTCGTCTACTTTTTTATTAATAACACCATCAGCTGACTGATAAGCAGCTGTTATATCTTGTTCTGCTTGCGATAAATTAGCCTGTGCACTATCATTTGCTGCAGATATTGCATCTTCCCGCGCTTTATCAGCCATCTTTTGTGCATTGTAATCAAAGTTACCAGCAGCAATCGCATCAGCAGCATTCTTTTTTGAAACTTCATCAATAGTATGATTAACTAAAACATTGTTATTTTCAATTGATGTGTCAGTGTATTGTTTGCTTTTAACTAAAGCGTCGTCTACCTGATGAGCAATATCTTGAGCAGTTGTCGGCGATATAATCTTTTCCCATATAGTGCCATCATATATCCATATTTCCGTTTCTCCGGTTGGATAATATTTGAACCAAACATCGCCTTTTAATGGGTTTTCTGGGGGATTAACACCATAAGTTACAGATTCACGACCTGTTTGAGAAATAGTAAACTGCGTCTGATTGCTTGTTGTTGACAACTGTGTTTTGATGTTGTTGATTTGAGAAGTAATACTACGCTGTGAAAGGTCATCACCAAGAGATATTTGCGTATTCTTTTCATTGATTAAATCATAATCTATTTCAAATACTCGTGTTTTATAACTAAGATTACGTTCACTGTGCATAATCATTACAGAATCACCAAGTGATAAGCCTTCAACATCTGCCACACTAGCAGAATATTGTACTTGTGGATGATTAACAGACATCAACGTTTGATACGCTTGGTTGATTAATACATTTGGATCGTCTATCTGGTCATAAGTCTGTATCAACAAGCGTGCATTGCCACTAATTTGACCCCATTCAGCAGTTGCGTATGGATCGTTAAGAATAATATCACCCTTAGCTTTATTTAAAGGGCTGCCTTTTGATTTATCCCAAACAACGTCTGCTATGTCAATTCTGCGCCCGTAACCATCAGGCGAACCGTCCTTACCACTGCTAACCAATTCTCCCTTACCGCGTGGCAATATCGCGGTGTAAATTGAGCTAGTATCTTTCTTTCGCGTTACTGTTAGTAAGTTACTTCCTTGCACAAATACTTTTGATGTATCTTTCCCAATTACAGCCATGTAGTCCATATACTTACCGACAATTTTGTTACCTTTAATGTCGATATAAAAGTATATTTCACCACCAAGTAATTCAATAACATTACTAATCGCTTCCAAGTGGGTGATATAATAAAAGTTTGTTTTTGCTGTTTTGGCAACGTTATAGTTATTTAATACCCAACCGGTTCCATCTAATGCCATCGTCATTAAAGTTTTTGCATCGGATTCCTGTGGGCGCTTGTCTTGAATATATCCGTTTGTTGCTAATTCTTGATAGGCATATTCAAATGCCGAATATTCAATATTTTCGTTATTATCAACTCGAGAAGTTAACCGTAAGAATATAAATCGTTCTTTATTTAACGGGTGTGGCAACGCGATATACTTTGAATTTTCTAACAAAGCATTTGATGGCGGTAAAGTAAAGGTTAATTCAGCAGCAGAATTTGTTTTAAATTTTAAATGACCTTCTATTAATTTGCTTGAATCAAAGTTACCAATGATATTTTGTTGTTTATCGAATATGTATATCATAGTAACCTCACTCTATATTTAACATCTATGTTTGAAGCATTATCACAACTAATAACAGAACCGTTCATTACTTTAGCTTCAAATATATTTGTTTGCATAATGTCAACACCGGATAATATACTGTTGTACGCTTGTGTTATTGTCAGACTATTAAAGTCAATCACAATGACAGCACCTTGCGTAAATGAGCCACTAATAACCAGCTTATAGTTATCAATCATTAAAGTTAATATATTAGTATCTGCTCCAACAGTTAAAGTTATTGAATCAATTGGTTGTTTATACATCAATTGTGGATCGTTAATTAATACTTTATTTGTTCCGCTGATTAACTTAGATTGACCATTTCTGAAAGGATTAGTCATTTTGATCACGATTGAACCAGTCGTTTGAATAACACCAGCATCATCTAAAGTTAAAGATGTCACTGTACCATAACGGCTAAATTCATTCTCATCTGCAAAGAAAAATGGTTGTTCGTCTCCTTGTAACAAAAACTTTAATCTTGTATATTTTTTGTTGAAATCGTCAATACTATCTGCATTTAATTGATATTTAATTGTAATTTCGTGGGCGTCTAACTTACTTGATACAAAAAGCTCGCCGTCTGACGTACTACTAGCAGTATTCACGGTGCGTGTAAAATTTTCACGTCCTGATACGTTTAGCGTGCGATAGCCTGCGAGCTCCTTATCTAAGTTCACGCCCCCAAATGTCAATGCCTCTGGTAACAATCTCTCTAAAGATGATTGCGCCGTCAATGGCTGAAAGTCATATAGGTTTGTC